CACAAGCAGAAATAAATCGTTTACTAGAAATGAGCCACGAGATGTTCAAACACGTTGTGGCACTTAACACTTATACTGAACCTTTTTTAAGTTTAAAAAGTAATGACCAACGAGCAATCATTGAACAGCTTTTGGGTATTACACTTCTAAGTGAAAAAGCAGAAAAACTTAAAGAAGAAATGAAAATTAATCGCGATAGAGCAAAAGAAGAAGAATATCGAATACAGGGTGTTGAAAGAGCAAACGAACATATTAAAGAACAAATTGAAAAGCTAAAGCGTAGTAGTAAACTTTGGGAAGATAAAAAAGATGAAGATATACAAAAGCTACAAAAAGCAATTATTGATTTAGGTGATGTTGATATCGACAAAGAATTAGAGCAACACACCTTACTAGCTGAGTGGAACGAACAACAGTCACAAATCAATTCAGCTAACTCTTGGATAGAGAGTATTACAAGTGACAATAACAAAAATGACAAACACAAAGAGAAATTAACAGAAGAAATAAAACTACTCGAAGAGCATAAGTGTCATGCTTGTGGACAAGAAATACACGATAACAAGCAAGAAGAAATAATCAAGAGTAAGCAAGAACAAGTAAAAGGCATCGAAGAACATTTACTAGCTAACAAAGAGAAATTTACAGAATACTCTGAAATACTAAAAACAGTTGGCGAACTAGGTGATAAGCCTGAAACATTTTATCCTAGTATTACTGAAGCACACAATCACAAGACTACTTTAACTACTTTAGAGAATGAGCTTTCTAATAAAACAGCAGAAGAGAATTCTTATCTAGAACAAATTAAAGAAATGGAAGAAAATGGAATACAGGAAATTAACTTTGATGAATTAAACAACTTAAACTTTAAAAAAGAACATCAAGAGTTCTTACAGAAGCTTTTAACAAGCAAAGATAGTTTTGTTCGTAAACGTATTATTGAACAAAATTTAGCGTTCTTAAATAAACGTTTAACATACTATCTAAACACTATTGGACTACCACATAAAGTAGTATTTCAAAACGATTTATCAATTGAGATCACCGAGTTAGGTCGAGATCTCGACTTTGATAACTTATCCAGAGGCGAAAGGAATAGACTAATTTTATCATTAAGTTGGTCATTCCGCGATGTTTGGGAAAACTTATACCAACCTATTAACTTGTTGTTTATCGATGAGTTAGTTGACTCAGGCATGGACGCCTCTGGTGTTGAAAGTTCTCTAGCTGTACTAAAAAAGATGTCTAGAGATAGAAAGAAAAGCATATGGCTCATTTCACATAGAGATGAACTAGCAGGGCGAGTGAATAATGTTTTAACAGTACAGAAAGAAAACGGATTTACAAGCTATAATAATGACGTAAAATTAACCTAAAGGAGATTAAATGAAACGTTTGTTAACAATCGTGAGTTTACTCATGCTGATGTCATTTTCAGCTAAAGCTGATGACATTAAAATTGCTGAGTTAAATTGGCAATCGGGATCTATGATAGCCAACATAGATGCTTATATATTAAAACACGGCTATGGACACAACGTTGAAATTGTTCCAGGTGGTATTGACGCTACTATTCAATCAATGATGGCAACAGGCGAACCTAATATTTTTGGAGAAGCTTGGACATCATTATTAGGCGATGGTGCTAAAGATTATATTAACAGAGGATTACTTATTCTAGTTCGAGATGAAGTTGTAGTAGGAGCAGGTGAAGGGTTTTATATCCCAGACTATATTGCTTTAGAATACGGCTTTACAACAATTGAACAAGTATTAGAAAGACCAGATTTATTTCCACATCCAGAAGATCCTTCAAAGGGTGGAATTGTAATTTGTCCAGAAGGTTGGAGTTGTTTAAAACATAACAACAATCTGTTTAGAGCTTTTGATATGGAAGCTAAAGGCTGGAAAACTATTGACCCAGGTTCAGGTACAGGATTAAATTCTGCTTGGGAAGGTGCTGTAGCAAAAGAGCAACCTTTTGTAGGATACTATTGGGAGCCTACTTCGTTTGTAGGTAAGCTAGGTTTAATTAAACTAGATGCTGATGTAGGTTATGCTGGTGACGATAACTGGACTAACTGTATTTCTTTGTCAGTAGAAGAATGTGAAAACCCACAACCGTCTGCTTGGCCAACTTCAGCAACAGGTACTATTATAACACCAAGCATTCAATTAAACAAAGGCGTAGTTGATTATCTTTCTAAAAGATCAATTGACGGTAAAATAGTTACAGCTATGCTTGTATGGTTTGATGATAATCAAGCAACAGCAGAAGAGGCCGCGATAGAGTTTTTAAAACAATATCCTCTACTTTGGTCTAAATGGGTTACACCTGACGTAGCAGAAAAACTTACTACTGAACTAACAAAAGATTTGTTGGATTAAGAATGTGAGCTTTCCGTCATTAGACAAGCAAACTATTACAGCTTTAAAAAAGTCTATTGATGCGACCTTTAGGGAATTTGCTAGTAATTGGGGAGAGTGGTTTACTGAATTACTTTCCCCACTTCACTGGTTACTAATTCATTTTGAAAAGTTATTACTTGTTACACCTTGGTATGTATTTTTAGGCTTAACAAGTTTATTAATTTGGAAACTTACTACCAGTTGGAAAATAGTACTAGGATTTTTATCTAGTTTTACTCTAATTGGTTTAGTAGGTATGTGGGACGACACAATGAGGACACTTGCCATTGTTGTTATCTCCACATTTGTTTGTATTGTAATTGGTATACCTGTAGGTATATTAATGTCTAAAAAGGAAACAGCAAAAAAGATTATGTTACCTATACTAGACTTAATGCAGACTATTCCAAGTTTTGTATATCTAATTCCTGTTATAATGTTATTTGGACTTGGCAAAGTTCCTGGCTTAATTGCTATATGTTTCTTTGCTATACCACCAGTGATTAGATTTACAAACCTTGGTCTTCGAGAAATAGATAAAGACTTAACTGAAACAGCACACGCTTTAGGATTAAAACCTAGACATATATTATTATTTGTAGAGTTACCTTTAGCAAGAAGTGTTATACTAGGAGGTGTAAACCAAACTGTAATGATGTCATTAGCAATGGTTGTTATTGCTTCAATGATAGGTGTACGTGGTTTAGGCTCTCAAGTTATGAATGCTGTTGGTAACGGATATCTAGGTTTGGGTGTTATTAGCGGGTTGTCAATTGTTGCTTTAGCAATAGTCATTGATAGGACTATTCAAGCATATAGTAACAAGAAAGACTGGCGTAATAAGACAGGAAATAACTAAATTTCCAGAACTAGACATATATAGTTCAGAAATCGCTGTTTAAGATACCTTAGACAGTAAATATTAGGACAAAGCTGATTTACAGCTTTATACAAAGGAGAAAGTAATGTCAACATTACATGAACAAATTAAAGAAGCATACGAAAACTACCTAGCAGAAGCTGACAAGTTCGACGATAAAGGGAACAAAGCCGCGGCTACTAGAGCTCGTAAGGCACTTGGTGATATGGGCAAACTTGCTAAATCACGTAGAGCTGAAATTCAAGAAAAAAAGAACTCTATGTAATTAGAGTTCTTTCTTATAAGAAAGAAAAAGAATAATGCCAAGCCCACAAAAAGCAAAAGGATCAGCCTGGGAAAGAGATGTTGCAAAGTTTCTTACCGGCTTATACGGTGAAACTTTTATACGAGCACCTGGATCAGGTGCTTATGTGGGCGGCACAAATAAAGTAAGAAAAGAAATACTACACGAAGGCCAAGTACGGGCTTTCAAAGGAGACATTGTTCCAGGACAAAGTTTTCCTAAATTTAATGCTGAATGTAAAAGTTATAAAGCATTTCCTTTCCATAGGTTAGTACAACCTTATCCTATTCCTCAATTAGAAGAATGGATATCACAACTTATGGACGTGGCAGACATAGGCGACTTCAATATACTAATAATGAAATTCAATCAAATAGGCAAATTCATTGCTATAGAATCTAAGCACAAATCAAAATCAAAAAACTACATAGACTACTGGTCAAACACTACAGGCTCCAATTGGCGAATAAGCGATTACGAAGAATTCTTCACTAGAAATTCAGATTTAGTGAAATCACTTTGTGCTTAACATAACATACTAATAACAACTTAACGAACAACTATATAGCTACTCCGCAAATATGCCCTTGAGGGTACAGACACCTGTACTCAGAACTGGGTTGTAGCAAGTGAAGGCCATTATACTTAAAGGCTAAAAGATGGTGCTCTGTAGAACAGATACAACACCGACATTTAAACATTCGACGTTCTGGGTGAATAAATGTTCCGAGACTTATGTGAAGCTGAAGTAGGGGGTTAGCGGGTTTCCGCCTCCGTTAGTAGAAATACTAAATCTTCTTAGACGTTGTGGGTGACTACTCAGATGATGACAGTCCACTTTTACTTCACCCCATAGCGGGTGAAGTATGGGCAAAATATCTAGATGATAACGAAGTAAGATGTAAATCATTTGTGAGTGAAAACGAACAAATAAATCAACGAAGTTGATTTCAATAACGTTGTTAATAATAAATGAATAGTTCTAACTTTTCAAGAACATTATCCAATGTGTACAATCATCACACGGATCATCTACATCATTTAAAAACTCAAAGTTAGTGTAAGTCCGGGTCTCTTCCGAAGCCTGATTTAACTGATGACTCTTTGACTTCAACAACTTCTATCTCAATGTGCGGATTATTAAGTCGCTCCATTTCTACGACTTGCTGTGCTTCTTCTTCAGAATAAACAACACCTAAGACTTTATTAGTAGACTTCTCTACTATATTAAATCTAGTATACATATAGAGTTATTTAGGTGTGTGGTAAAAGTTATTAAACAGTCAGATTTGGTTCTATGTAGGTTACAGTAAAGGAAGTTTTGTTTCGTTAACGTTTTTAATGTTTTGTTTAATAATTTCAGCTATTTGAGTTCGTTCACTAGGAGATAACATCGAGGCTTCGCTATAAGAGATACCGCCTCTCATATACCAACTGATCTCCAACAACTCTTTCTGTAGGGCTTTTGACTCGTTATCAAATTGTTGGAGCAACTTGACAACGTCTTCATTGCCTAGTGCCAAAAGCCTTACCCGAAAAAAGTTGAATTATCTATGGTAAAATTCTGTTCCCATTTGTTATCGCAAGGTGTATGTTTACCTTCAGTATCTGTTTCTCCAGCACATTCAAATTGAATAGGCTTAACAGTAGTTGAGTCTTTAGTTCTTTCTAAATGACCTTTTATTTCAGTAAACGTTGCTCGATCTGCGTTAGCAACAAACTCAGCTATTTGCTCTCTATCAGTTACTTTAGTGCCATCGGGTAAGTTAATAGCCATAATAGTTTCTGATAAGATACCAACAGAATAAACTGTTAGTCTAACAAAAGCATCTCTAAATTTTTCAAGTCTTTCTTCTTCGCTAACTTCAGCATTAGAAACTGATTGAATCATACGTTGCTGTTCAAAACTTTTTAAAGCTTCTTTTGTAGCAGTTTCGTATGTTAATGGTCTAAACAGAATGTTTAACCCGTTAGCAATATCTAAATTTTCTTGAAAAATTGGATTAGAGGTTTGTTCAACAATAGTTCTTAGATCTAATTCAAAAGTATTTTCTGAATTACATTTTGGACAGACGCCTTTAATTTCAGTAGTCTCACCATATGTAGCAATTCGTATACTAATAAGAATTAAGTCAATATCCAAAGCTGAAAGTTTCCAAGCATTTTTAATGTTTGGACAACAACTTTGTATAACGTCAACTGTAGTAGCACCGTTCATTAATGAATCAGGTGTTCTCATAAGTATTTCGTCTTTAGCTGTCATAGGGTATACTGGAATTTCTCCAGTTCCGCCTGGTAAATCTATTTCGTCTGGAGTATTGAATTTACCCTCACTTGGCAATTTTACATAGATAGCCGGTTTTCTGAAATATGCTTGTAGAGGATTTTTTGCTTCTACAGACTCTTTCCCTGTACTAATCGGTTCTAGTGTTGTTGCCATATTTGGTTTTTCATTTTCCATTGATTTTTCTCCGCTAAATACATTATAATAAGTGTATTAGTCTAACAGTATTTATATGACTATATAATGGTGGTTTTAAGAATATGGCAACAACAATTCAAATAGATGGCGATCAAATTCAAATTAATGATGCGGCCAGTGAAGAAACATTAAAAGAACTAGTAGATCTACTAAAACGTCAATCAGGGACTAGCTCTGGTAGTACAGCTACCAATAATCAACAGAAAAAAGCGGCCGATGATATGTCAAAAGCGGCCAAAGGTCTTAAGAATGCTTCTGTTGATTTAGGTAAAGTAGTTGAAACGTTTGATGATATTGAAACAAAAACAAATGCCACCTTTGCTAGTGTTGGTGCTAAAATATCTAAAGAATTAAAAACAATATCTAAAAATACTGGTAATGTAATAAGTGACCTTATAAGAGGTCCTGCTAGTTTTGAAACATTAGGTAGAGCTGTACAAGCCGGTTCACAACAAGCTGGTGAACTTATGGAAGAGTTTGCTCAAGGCGCCGCAGGTGCTGTGCCTGGTATAGGTGCTGTTGGAACAGCCGGTAAGGCTGTTGCTGGAGCCTTAGGAGCCGCGGCAATGGGTATCGCCGCTTATGCTCAAAACATGACAGATGGTTTTGTAGCGTTAAGCCAAAGTGGAGCAAACTATAATGGTGACATAGTAAAAACAGCCGCACAAATAAACGGCTTAGGCCTAACACTGAATAGCTTTACACAAATAGTTCAACAGAACGCGGCAGGTTTAGCCACTTACGGTGGATCAGTTACCAATGGTACTAGAGCATTTGTTGAATTAGCTGAAGTAATGAGAGGTTCTTATGGTGGTGAACTATATGCTTTAGGATTGAGATACGAAGAACAAGCAGAGCAGTTAGCGAAATATACATCAGTACAAAGTAGAAACACAATCTTCAGTACATTAAGTTACCAAGAACAAAGTGCGGCCTTTAAAGAATACATAACAGATTTAAATGAACTAGCGTCTATAACAGGTAAAAGTAGACAGCAACTAGCTGAAGAAATGGCTCAAAATAATTTAAGAGCTGACGCTAATATAAGATTACAAGGTGCTACAGAAGAAGCTCAAAAAATGATGTCTATGGCCTTTAAGATGGGAGGTGAAGGAAGTCCTTTATCAAACATTATGATGGCAGGTGCGGCTGGTAGAAGTTTAGCACAAGAAATCGCCGCAGGTACTCCAGGTATTAGAGAATTTGTTGCGGCTAATCCAGAAGCGGCAGAAAAACTAAGAACTATGGCAGACCAAATGGCTAGGGGAGAAATTGACCAAAAGGGATTCTTAGCAGGATTAAAGGCATTAGGTCCTGGCATAGAAAATTCAGCACAAGAATTAAGAAGTTTATATGGTATAAGTGATATTGCTACAGTAACAGTACAAGCCGCAAGTGACCTACAACAATTCCAAGTACAGTTACAAAAAATTGACACATCTGCCGGCAAGGCTGAAACAGGATTAGACCATGTAGGCAAAAAGGCAACAGGAGCTGGTGGTCAATTTATATTAGCCGAATCGGCTCTAAGAGATGCGGCTGGCACTATAAAACAAGGAGTACAAGATGCTATTTCTGAAGGTGTTACTAAAATGGGACTCGATGATGTAGATATTGGTGATGCTATTCAAAGAGTTATAAACCAATTAGACAGAGTAGCAACAATATTTAAACTGTTTGCTAACGATCCGTTAGATTTTATTATAGGCGGACTTGACAAAGGCGATATAATAGACCAAGTATATGATGCTCATAATAAAAAAGATTTAGCAAACAAAACAGGATTATCTAAATCAGAGGTTGATACTGCTTTGAATAGCATGGATCAGAAAACACTTGAAGGTTTAGTATTTTCTCCTACACCGGCAGTGGTAGAAGCAATTAAAGGAGCTTCTGTAACAAATGCCTCTGGTAACTTAAATGCTGAAACAGAAAAAATTGAAGGCTCAGACGAAACAGATGTATATGCTAATAAAAAATACAACTCAATTAATCAATTAAAAGAGTATCTAAACACAATTACATATAATCCAGCTATGTGGGGTCATGAAGCTGGACAGTTTGCTACAGCAATTATAAAAGAATTAAAAACATTAGAAGCTAATGACCCAAAGGCTGTCAACGGTTTCTATGATCAAATAAGAACAATGATAGGCGGTAATTTATTTTCACCTGAGGAAATGAGTGAAATTAATCCTATGGATCTTCCAAAAGGTGATGCAACCAAATATATTAAAAGTAATTTTAGACAATACTTTAATGGACTTGCTGGTAGAGCCGGCCTTCCGGGTTTACAATACGGTGGACCAATTGGATTAGGAATGCCACATATTGTTGGAGAACGTGGAGCAGAATTATTTACACCTGGTACATCGGGTACAATTACTCCAAATAATGAACTAGCAACAGCAAAAGATAGTTTAGCAATAGCTAACAAGTTAGACCAATTAAATGCTACTATGAAGCTAGTAGCTAGTAATACTAATAATGCCGCGTCAACAGAAGCTATGAATGAGCAAATAAGTACATTGAGATCATTACTAGGTGAAGCAAAACGAACATATCGAGTGAGTCGAGATTTAAGGGATTCAAACTATTCTTAACTAAATAGTAATATACCCAGTTAATGGGATTAGGAAAATAAAATGAGTTGGAAAAAATATTTTAAAACAGTAGATACAGGAAACCTAAGCCCTATTGGAGCAAGAGGAGGAAGTACTCCCGATTTAGGTTTTAAGAACTACCAAAGTACATTACCTGAAGTTTATATTGGACATCCAAACAGGATTGAAAGATATAACCAATATGAATCAATGGATGCTGATTCGGAAGTAAATTCTGCTATTGATATTCTTGCTGAGTTTTGTACTATGAAGTCGCCTGAAAATGGCACACCATTTAAGTTTAAATTTAAAGAGAGTCCAACTGAAACTGAAGTAAAAGTTTTAAGTGAGCAACTTAAAAACTGGACTAGCTTAAATGATTTTAATAAAAGAATTTTTAAGATTTTTCGTAATACTTTAAAGTATGGTGATCAAACATTTATTAGAGACCCAGAAACTTATGAGTGGTATTGGGTTGAACCTCAAAACGTTGTTAAGGTAATTGTTAACGAAGCAAAAGGTAAAGAGCCAGAAGTTTATGTGTTAAAAGATGTAGCACCTAACTTTGAGAACTTAACAATAACAGCACCACAACATACAGAAACAGCTACAGTACAACCAAGTTCTTCAACAACAGGATTTAATAATTCAAGTTCTTATGCTGGTAGACAAACAGAAGTAAGAGAAAATTCAATTGAAGCAGACCACGTTGTACATTTAAGTTTAACAGAAGGGTTAGATCACAACTGGCCATTTGGTACTTCAGTACTAGAAGCAATATTTAAAGTATTCAAACAAAAAGAATTACTAGAAGACGCTATTATAATTTACAGAGTCCAAAGAGCACCTGAAAGAAGAGTGTTTTACATTGACGTTGGTAATATGCCAACACATATGGCAATGGGTTATGTAGAAAGAGTTAAAAACGAAATACACCAAAGACGTATTCCTACTCAAAGTGGCGGCGGAAGTAATATGATGGATGCTACTTACAATCCATTATCAATCAATGAAGATTATTTCTTCCCTCAAACAGCAGAAGGTAGAGGTTCTAAAGTTGAAACATTACCAGGTGGTGAAAACCTAGGTGAAATTTCAGACTTGAAATACTTTACTAATAAACTGTACAGAGGATTGAGAATTCCAAGTACATACCTACCTAGTTCTCCAGACGATGGATCAAACACGTTTGTTGACGGTAAAGTTGGAACAGCGTTAATACAAGAACATAGATTTAACCAATACTGTATGAGATTACAAAGTTTAGTATCTAGTACATTTGATAGTGAATTTAAATTGTGGTTACGTTGGAGAGGTATTAACATAGATAATTCAATATTTGATATTGAATTTAATGAGCCTCAAAACTTTGCTAGTTACAGACAAAGTGATATTGATGCTAGTAGAATTAGTAACTTCACACAAACAGAAGGCATTTCTTACATTAGTAAGAGATTTGCTTTACAACGTTTCTTAGGCTTAACTGAAGAAGAAATGAAACAAAATGATATACTGTGGAGAGAAGAACAGGGCGATGCTGAAAATGTTATGGGCGGAAAAGCTCTTAGAAGTGCTGGATTAACACCGGGTGGTTTAGGTGCTGACTTAGATGGGTTAGGCGGAGACGACTTAGGCGGTGAAGAAGGCGGAGCAGAAGCTGAAGGCGGAGCAGAAGCAGAACCTGGAGCAGATGCTGGCGGAGGCGACGAAGGCGCCGATATTTCAATATAATAACACTAAATAAAAGTATGAGTGCTAATGGAATATCACATTTAGAATTTAAAAGACAACGCCAAGAAGCAAAGTTAAAACTTGCGGCTGAAAAACGTGTAGCACAAGGACATCCAAGGGCTACACTTAAAAAAGGCAATATGCCTACATTATATAAACCGGGCAATAACGACTCTAGTGATTTAAAAATAATTACAACCGGTACGTTAAAAGTCGGTCGTCCTTTTATATAGAAAGAATAGGTGTACTATGAAATTATTTGAATTAAATCAACAAGATGACAAATTTTATGATCCTACAAAGGATGATAGCGTTTTAGCACAAGGAGATACTCGTAAGAGTAAGCTCACTTTAGGCCAACTTAATAGCTTGAGAAAAATGTATGACGCCAAAAAGTTTGAAAAATCAAAAATGATTGAAAAAATTAAGGCACAATACGGGCAAAAAGACGAAGAATCCTCAGGCATATAAAAACAACAAAAATAACAAATTTAGATGAAGCGAGCCAAAAGTGCTCGTTTTATGCTATTATAACTAATTAACATAGCATATTTGTAAATACTATTACGAAAATGCGCCATATCTCATTGAAAAGGAGTCAAAACATGAATGACAAATGGAAATCACTTATTGAACTAGTAGTCAATGAGGAAGAAGATAAGGCTAAAGAACTCTTTCATGAGATCGCTGTTGATGAGTCTCGTAAAATTTACGAAAACTTAATCGATGAAGAAGATCTTGCTGATATCGACGAAGCTTCTGAAGAAGCAGTTGATGAAGCCACTGATGAAACAGTTGAAGAAGCCGAACAAACTGAAGAATCAAAATCAGAAGAAGTTGAAGAAGCATCTGACGAAGCTGTTGAAGAAACAGTAGCAGGTGACCAAACAGCTGATATGATTGATGATATTAAAGCTGATGAAGTTGGAATGACAGCAGAAGAAGACGATGAAGGCGAAGAGCCTGAAGCAGATGCTGATGCTATGTCTGACGAAATGGGCATGGATAGTGACGAAGATAAAATGGACGACGACGATGCGGAACGTATGGAAGACGAACTTATGGATCTTCAAACAGCTATTGATGACTTAAGAAGCGAATTTGAACAAATGACTGGTAAAGAAGACGAAGCACCAGCTGAAGAGCCAGCTATGGAACCTGAAGAAGCAGTAGCTTTTGAAGGCGAAGAAGCAGTTGACGAAGCTGAAGCAGTTGAAGAAGATAAAGCAGAAGAAGTTGTTGAATACACTCAAAAAGCACCTGCTCCTGTAACTTCTGAAGGCGGTGACGGTTCAAGTGGCCCAGTTGCTAAACAACAACCAGGTGGTATTAAGACTGCTAATAAAGAAGAAGCATCTAAACCAGCACCTAAGGCTAGTGTTAGTGACGCAGGTAATAAAAACAAGCCTGGCGCCAAACAAGCTCTTTCACCAGCACCAAAAGCCAAAGCATAATAAGGACATAGGAAATGAGACCTTTATTACAAGAAAATTTAACGTTCGACCAAGCAGGACTAGTAATGGAATCTGCCAACGACGGTAAAGATCTTTACATGAAAGGTATTTGTATACAAGGTGGGGTAAAAAATGCTAACCAACGTGTATATCCTGTGAACGAAATTGCTTCGGCAGTAAAAACATTAAATGACCAAATCTCTACAGGCAATAGTGTGCTTGGAGAAGTTGACCACCCAGAAGGGTTACAAGTTAATCTAGATAGGGTATGCCACATGGTAGAAAATATGTGGATGGATGGTCCAAACGGGTTTGGTAAATTAAAGATTCTCCCTACGCCAATGGGACAACTAGTGAAAACTATGTGTGACAGTGGTGTTAAGTTGGGAGTAAGCAGTCGCGGAAGCGGCAACGTCAATGAAGCTACCGGTGAGGTAAGCGAATTCGAGATAGTCACAATAGATGTTGTGGCACAACCGTCGGCACCAAATGCCTACCCTACGGCAATATACGAAGGACTTTTGAACATGAATCATGGACATAAAGTTTTAGAGATTGCCAAAGAAGCACAGCATGATACTAAGGTGCAGACGTACTTAAAGGATGAAGTACTAAAACTCATCCGTGAATTAAAAGTTAGGAGTTGACCAATATGTTAGAAGTCATCAAACCGTTGCTTGACAGCGATTTAGTAAACGAAGAAACTCGTAAGCAAATTTCTGAAGCTTGGGATAAGAAATTATCTGAAGTTAAAGAAGAAGTTCGTGCCGAGTTAAGAGAAGAGTTTGCTGGTCGTTATGAGCATGATAAAACGACTATGGTTGAGGCTCTCGACAAGATGGTAACAGAAAACTTGGCTCAAGAAATTGAACAAGTAGTAGCTGAGAAGAAGGCATTAGCAGAAGACAGAGTTAAGTACAATGCTACAATGTCAGAAGCGGCTGAGAAATTCAATAGCTTTTTAGTTAAGAAATTAGCTGAAGAGATTAGCGAATTAAGATCAGATCGTAAATCTCAACAAACTACTATGGAAAAACTTGAGAAGTTTGTAATTGAAAACTTAGCATCAGAAATTACTGAGTTCCACAAAGACAAAAAAGACGTCATTGAAACTAAAGTAAAATTAGTATCTGAAGCAAAAGATCAACTTGCTAAACTCAAAGGTAACTTTGTAGAAAAAGCAAGTAAACTTGTTAAAGAATCTGTAACATCAACTTTAAGAGACGAACTAACTCAACTTAAAGAAGATATCAAACAAGCTCGTGAAAATAACTTTGGTCGTAAACTGTTTGAAACATTTGCCGCTGAATATTCAACTAGTTACTTGAACGAAAATCAAGAAATGAAAGAATTGGAAGCTGTAATTGTTGCTAAAGACAAACAGTTAAAAGAAGCAACTGAGAAATTAGACGCTTCTACAACTGAAGTTGACGCTCAAAAGGCAAAGATTGAGCAAATCAACGAGGGTATCAACAGAAAAGAAAAACTCAATGAATTAATGAAGCCACTTGCTAACAAGCAGGCAGAAGTAATGCAAAGTTTACTCGAAAGCGTCGCAACTGATAAGATACAATCAGCTTACGACAAATATTTGCCAGCAGTACTAAAAGACGAAGCTCCAAGCAAAAAGATTATTGCTGAGTCTCGTAAAGAAGTTACTGGAAATAAAACTACTAACACCAGCCAAGCTGATGAGGGGGTTGTACTCCTTAAGAAGCTGGCAGGAATGTAAATTAAATATAAGGGAGACATCTAAAATGTCAGATACATTAATTGAAAGCCGTTGGGATGACACTAAATCGGCTCTTATGGAAGGCTTAGAAGGAAATTCTAAATCTACTATGAGCGTTGTTTTAGAAAACACCCGTAACTACTTAAAAGAGGCTGCAACTGCTGGCGCTACATCAGCCGGTAATGTTGCTACTCTAAACCGTGTGATTCTACCTGTAATCAGACGTGTAATGCCTACTGTAATCGCTAACGAAATCGTTGGTGTACAACCTATGCAAGGTCCAGTAGGACAAATCCATACTCTAAGAGTAAGATATGCTGAAACAACAACTGGTGGTGCTACAAACATCACAGCTGGCGATGAAGCATTATCACCGTTCAAAATTGCTGAGTCTTACAGTGGTAACGACGCTAACCCAGGAGCAGGTGCTTCTACGGCTAGCTTAGAAGGTTCTGCTGGTAAGAAATTGAACATCCAAATCTTAAAGCAACCTGTTGAAGCTAAAACTAGAAAGCTATCAGCACGTTGGACTTTTGAGGCGGCTCAAGACGCTCAGTCAATGCACGGAATCGACGTTGAAGCAGAAATTATGGCGGCGTTGGCTCAAGAAATTACTGCTGAGATTGACCAAGAAGTTCTTACTTCTTTAAGATCTTTAGCGGCAACTGAAGAGACATACAACCAATCTGCTGTAAGTGGTACTGCTACTTACGTTGGTGACGAGCATGCGGCTCTTGCTGTATTGATTAACAGAACAGCAAATAAAATTGCTCAAAGAACTAGACGTGGTGCTGGTAACTGGGCTGTGGTTTCTCCACAAGCACTAACAGTACTTCAATCTGCTTCTACTTCAGCGTTTGCAAGAACAACTGAAGGAACTTTTGAAGCTCCTACAAACAACAAGTTTGTTGGTACTTTAAATGGCGCTATGAAAATTTATGTAGACACTTATGCCGCTGATAACTCAGCTGTATTAGTTGGTTACAAAGGTTCAAGCGAAGCGGACGCGGCTGCGTTCTATTGTCCATATGTACCTCTAATGAGCTCAGGAACAGTACTTGATCCTGATACTTTAGAGCCAGTAGTTGGTTTCATGACTAGATACGGTTATGTTGAATTAACTAACACAGCATCATCACTTGGTAATGCTGGTGACTACTTGGGCGAAATTGCTATGTCAAACATTTCGTTTGCTTAATAGCATCGAGCTTAATAGCTAATATTAGAAAGGCGCTTAGGCGCCTTTCTTTTTGACTAAAATATCTTTCTCCAAAAAATCCAAAAAAAAAATAAAAAAAGGTTGACTTTAGGTTGTACTTGTGTTATATTATATACATAAGCAACAAAAGAGTAATTAGCTTTTGTTTGTAGTGCTAGGAAGAGGCTCTTACCAGAGGGTCGAACTAGGCTAGTTAGGGGTGGTACCCAGGCTTGGTAGTAGAAATACGCTGAGTCACATCGCTCTCCCGAGTGGAACTAGGCTCCCTGGATTCAGACAGGTATCTGTGTCGAGGGGTTGGAGGTGTAACCGAGTCCTCCCTACTTTGCTTATTTTTTTAAAAAGGCTCGTTGTTGCTCCTTCGGGCCTTTTTTCTTGACTAAATATTCTTATCGTTCAGCCATTAGGCCGGAAGTAGCATAAGCGAAGGAACGCACCTAACTTTAACAATAAGGAGGGTGATATGAACTTTAAATGGGATTTAAAGAAACCCTTAGATGAACTAAAACGTAAAGTAAGTGCTTTAGCTGTACTTAGAAAACGTTCAAAAGATAGTGTTGCTAGACCATTAGCAAAGCCTAGTTCTAAGCCAAAAGCAGATAAATAATATTGTCAAATAGTGTGCCGCAAGGCGGACTTATGCTGTTTAACCCACAGCGTACTGGATAGAACCCAGATAGGACTACTTATATAGGAGAAAAAAAATGGGAAGACCAATTAACAAAAGATTTTTCGGTGTAGAAGGCACAGGCCCTACAGCTGGAAGTTCAGAAATCAAAGTAAACTTTCATAACGGCTCTGCTGTTAAAGAAGGTTATATCGTTAAGCAATTAGGTTCAAAAAAATTCCGTGTTGAAGAAATTGGAACAGCAGGAACTTTTGATTGTACACTTGCTACAGGAAAATTACCGGCGGCTTTAACTGCTGGTGAAATGTCAATTTCAGTACAAGGTGCTGATTCAGAAACTTATGGCGTGAGCAAAATTTCAGGTCGTACAGTTACACTAGCAAAACCTAGTAATACTGGATCTAACGCTTTAGACGGAGAAAAAGTATCATGGGCATTAACTGGAGCGGCGGCTACAGGTGTTGTTAGAATGGAAGAAGCTGGTGATGACAATACATTATCAGGAACTGATGACGACGATCTAACAGAAGACGCTTAAGATATCTAATTCAGATACAAAATCTTAATTATAAATGACTGCTAATTAATATTATTAGCAGTCATTTTTTTTCAAAGGAATACAATGGATCGGGCATTTGTAATAGGCAACGGGCAATCAAGATTACAGTTTGATTTAAATAATTTAAGAAGTAAAGGAACTATATATGGGTGTAATGCTCTTTATAGGGACTTTATACCTGATGTTCTTGTTGCTACTGATTGTAAAATGAGAGAAGAAATCGAATTGTCTGATATTAATCCTGACTACTTAAAAAACATACCTGCTATTATACCTTTTTATACTAGAAGACCTTGTAAAGAAATTAAAACTAACACAGACAGACCATGGCAAGAATCTGATCATATTAATAGATCTAGCAGAAAAATAGATGAAGCGTGTTGGGGATATAGTAGTGGATCTGTAGCTTTATGGTATGCTTGTCAGCCAGGTGGAGGCACAGAAAACCCTAATATCAATCATATGTATGTTTACTTTATAGGCGTAGATTTAATGGGCATAGGCGACGATATTAATAATGTATATGCTGGAACTAATGCTTATAAACCCAAAACAGCCGGTGCTATATATTATATGAATTGGGTAGAGCAAATTCGTAAAATAATGCTAGAATTTGACAAAATAAACTTCGCTAGAGTGGCACCATTAAACAATTTTACCCCAGATCAGTGGAATCAAGTACCTAATTACAGAGAAATAGATTTTGAACAGTTTGAAAAAGAAATAAATAATGTATAAGGATTATTAAAAATGGCAAAAATTTCAGAAAAAAGATTTGACGGACATTATAAGATTACCACTACTGGTACAGATTCTAATGTTACCGTAACAACACATTCTCTTACAGTAGCAGGAAACCTTGTTGTTCAAGGTACTAAAACTGAAGTAGAAACAACTAACTCTACAATTTCTGATAATACTATTATCTTAAACAAAAACGAAACTGGCGCTGGTATTACAGCAACAACGGCTGGTATCGAAATAGAAAGAGGAACGGCAACAAACGTGTCTTTTTTATATGATGATAGTATTGATAGTTGGACTGTTAAAGAAGGCAGTTCTTTAACAAAGTTAGCCGCGGCAACACCTACAGGAAATGATCATGTAGCTACTAAAAGCTATGTAGATGGTGTATCTGGATCTGGTATTTCTTTAACTGGATCGACTAATAACACTATTACTACAATTACAGGATCAAATGCTATGCAAGGTGAAGCAAATTTAACATTTGATGGTACAACATTAGGTGTTACAGGAGCGGCAACTATATCAACAACATTAGATGTTACTGGAAATGTTACAACTGATGGCCTTTTAAGAATGACACAAACAAGCGATCCGAGTGCGGTTTCAGGAAAATCATTAGTTTATGCTAAAGCACCAGGCGGCGGTGGAACAGGAGTTTATGTTCAGCCTCCATCAGGAGCGGCACAAGAAATGGTAAGTAAAAGTAAAGCAATCGTATACGGATTGATATTTTAGGAAAAGAAAATGGCGTTAGCAAAAGCAACTTTAGGAACAAGCATAGGTACAGTTTATACTAGTACTAATGATTCTGCTACTACATCGATATTTTTTACAAATGATAATGCGGCGGCAAGAACTATTGATGTTCATCTTGTAGCAAACGGTGGCACAGCAGATGCTACTAATAGAATTATTAAAGAATTGTCAATTGATGGTAGCGACACATATATTTTAAGTGCTGAAAAAATTGTATTATCAAATGGTGATACAATACAAGCAAAAGCATCAGCGGCAACATCAATATATGCTACAGTTTCATACGTGAGTATTTAAAAATGGGATACTTTTTAAAGTCTAGATCATCAGGAACTGCAACAGCATCAGGCACAACAGCACAAAGACCAGCTGTTGCTGATAAAGGATTTATTCGTTTTAACGAAACTACAAGCAGAATGGAATACTTTGATGGTTCTGCTTTTAGATCTATAGCACCACAAGGTAGTACAGCGGTTGTACTTGATACAGCAACAGGTGATGGAACACAAACAGCTTTTACTAATTTTTTCACTACAGCACCAGCAGACGAAAATAATGTTATTGTTGTTGTAGGCAACGTTGTACAAGAGCCTGATCAGGCTTATACTATCTCAGGTAGAAATATAACATTTACATCAGCACCACCTAACACACACAGAATTTACTCTTTTGCAGGGTTTGACAGTACAGTAACTGGCACTTTAGCATAGTAGGTTAGTCCATGATTCCTATCAAGGGATATGCTACATTTCATCAACTAAAACATTGTTTACTAGGTAAACATTTTACTAGCGATTATTTTGCTAGACACGTTTCTATTCCTAAAGTTTTAGATCCTCTAAAAAGAATAGCAGACGAAACAGAAGAAGATTTTCAAAAACTAGATTCTATTTTAAAAGAACATGGCGTAACAACTTACAGACCAGAGTTTGATGAAAACAATTTTAACTTATTTGAAGAACCACATCCTCCTGTAACACCACGTGATCATTATGCTGTAGTAGGAGAAACTATATACGGCACTGATGGACATAGAGGTATGTACGATAGTGTCTTTAAAAATATAAATCCTCAAAATACATTTATTAGAGATTGGGAAGGAAGTGACCAAGGATCACTTTTAACTACAGCTAATATCTGTAGAGTAGGTAAGGATATATTTTGGGATTACCTTGTAAATGATCCTAGTAGATTTAGCAATTCAAACGTAGAAGAAATTAAAAGCAAATGGGAAAGTGAAGGATTTAGAGTACATATTTCCCACAGAGGATATCACAGTGATGGAAGTTTTTGTGTAGTAAAACCAGGACTAATTGTTACCCTAGGTGATGTACAAGATTATACTAAAACATTTCCAGGTTGGGAAGTTATAACAGTACCTGAAAATCCTTTTGATACACTATCTGATTTTTACAAAGTTAAAAAACAAGTAGATGGTAAATGGTGGGTGCCTGGAGAAGAGAACAATTTAGAGCTTATTAGATTTGTAAATCAATGGTTAAATCATTGGGTAGGATATGTAGAAGAAACTATATTTGATGTTAATATGCTGTCAATAAATGAGAATTTAATACTATGTAACAACTACAATAAACAGATATTTGATGCTTTTAAACGCCATAAAGTAGAGCCTATTGTATTCAACTTTAGACACAGGTTTTTTTGGGACGGGGGAGTACATTGTATTACACAGGATTTATACCGAGAAGGCACGATTGAAACTTACATTGATTATTAATATAAATAACAATGTAGCAGAGTAACTCTGTTATATTATACCCGGGCTCACCCTGGAATGAAATGAGGTGAAGGAGATAAAATGGCAATTGGAAGAATTTCTGGTGCTATGCTTAAGGCTAACCTTGAGCGATTAGGTACCGATATAGCATTTGAGACAGACCTATTATACATAGACGTAGTCAATGACCGTATTGGTATAAACACTAACTCCCCCACAAAAAGTTTACAAGTAGATAACATTACCCTAGAAGGAAGATCAATCCGAGCGGTTGGTGGTGACTTAGATTTAGGTGCTGTAGAAGATATTACAATAACAGGTGGCTCAGCAAGTCAAGTACTAAAAACAGACGGTTCAGGAAACTTATCTTGGGTAAGTGTTGGCGGTGGTGGCCTAGTTACTGGTAGAGATGTAACATTAAGTTACCCAGATGACAGTTCATTATATCCAACAGGTGCTATTAGAAATTGGGCAGATTCTACTAATGTTAGTACAGCTATTGATGATTTAAACGAATTAACAAATAATATTATTAATAATACAGCCGTTGCTAATGTTGATTTCACAGCAGATGTTACAACAGGCGGTGCTGGATTAGTAGTAACACTTACAATCACAGCAGACGGTAACCCAACACATTATGATATTGATTGGGGTACTGGAGAAACAGCAACAACGAATACAACAGATACAACTCCGTCACATACTTACAATTCAAATGCTAATTCACCTTTTACTGTAACAGTAACAGCAAAAAATAATAGTGGAGCAGGAACAGGTTCTACAAATACTAAAACAAGAGCAGGCTATATTATTTTATTTACAGCAACTCCTGTTACAGGATTTAAGGCATACTTGGCACCAAGTGGTGGATCTGAAGTTACACAATGGGACGACGGTGCTACAGTTTATTTTGAGAATACAACAACAAATACATCAGGAGCAACAATTCAATATACTTGGGATTGGGGCGACAGTGAATCAGATGATGTTATTAGTAGTGACTCGTCAGCAGGTGGATCAGGTGGAGCAAGATTGGCTCACACATTTACAGCAAGTAATGAACAAGAACAAACAAGAGTAGTAAGGTTAACACTTGATAGTCATAGTACAGCATTACCAAGTGATACACCTACATCAAACACAACATCAAACAAAATTTATGATACACATACTCCAACAGTAACATTGTCGAGTACAAGTGGAATTAACGAAGCAGGAACAAATGGACATCCTGTAACATTTACAAATACTACAGAAAATACAATTGGTTCTTATTCAACATACGGAATTAGATACAAGTATACTTGGGGTGACGGCCAAACACAGTTTGTTAACACAGGATCAAATCAATCTGGTGATACAAACAGAACAATAAATCATACTTACACATTAAGCAACAGTAATCAGAATAGCGGAACGCCGGCAGATTACACAGGTAAGTTAGAAGTTTTAAGTGATCACTCTAGTTCACCTTTTGCTAGTTCGAACTTTACAGTACACGTTGAACCTGATATGAGAGCAAGTGCTACAGCATCGGCTGTAACAACAAGTGACGGAAGTGGTGATAACCAATATGACATATATGATTATACAGAT